GGATGCAGAGATAGGATGATCCATTGAGGGTAACAAGATCGTCGAGTACATAGGCTGTCGCTCCGCTCCATGCTCCGAGAGGGGTGATAGTGTCTCCAAGTTGCATATCATCCACTGCCTGGGCCAACGCTTGCAGGTTGTTTATCGCTGGTGTGAGGTTTCCGTCGAAGCCTAAAGAAACAAGCGGAGTGTAGGCTGCGACTCTTTCGATTGTGCCCGGTAGTGTGCCGCCTTCGGTGTTGCTGATGTAGTCCCATAGTGAGAGTTCGAGTCCCCAGGAGAGGTCTTTGTTGGTGTCCAGATATTCAGTGACTTGCAGGTAGCCAAATGCGTTGATGAGTGAGAACGAGCTTGTTATGATCTTAACCTTATCTCCTGTGAGATAGGTTAAATTCATGGGAACGATGATGGGTTTTATTTTTCTTGGTGTTGGTTTTACTTTGGCGGTCAGATAGGTTGCATCTGTTGGAACGACATCGCCTGTTTTTATGAAGCCAAGATTGTATAATGGGAAGACTGTGTTTGCTCCTGTAGGTTGAGAGACGGTTCCGCTCTCGTTGCGCCATAAAAGACCCTTGAAGTCAAACAATGGGCTTTTATCCTCGACCTCGAGCATTTTTGGAGTGGTGATCGTGTATTCTATGTTGGACGCGCTGACGCGGTTGACTGCGGCAAAGAATAAAAGGTTGCCGTCGCTTTCGTCTGTGTAACTTATAAACATCTTTTGTTTAAGCAGACTCTTTATCTGTCTTGCGCTGTTGAGTGTCAGATTTTTTCCGTTGGGGAGAAATTGATTGTTCCAGTAGGATCCTGCGTCTTTTTGGGTTAGAAAGAATCCGATCTCGGTACAGAAGTTATCGAGTACCACCTGATAGGTGTCATCACCTGCGACGGAAATTTTGTTGCCGGGCAGTAGTTCCGCCTTGATTCTTATGTAGCTGCCGTCCTTAAAGGCTTCAACGATTGAAAATCTACTGGTGTCAAGTGTGTAGTTTGCGCCACTGATTGTTACTCCACGCCGCAGAAGAACAAACCCTAATTGATCGTAGTCGTCTGTGGCGGAGTCGAACACGCCTTCCAGTTCCAGTGTATCGGATGTGAGTTTGTATTTTGTGACGATTGTTATTGTGAAGGATGGGTCTGCATCCGTAAATGCCATGTATAGGTAGGCGCGAAAATATGGTTCGTAGTTTTGGGTTGCGAGCGCATTTTCGAGTGTCGCATCGATAGTTCTTGGCATTTATTGATCCCAGGCGTGATATTGGTCGTTCCATGCCGCTGTGCTTGGTTCTGATACTTGCGGTTTCTTCTTTGCCATGAGTGTAAGTCCGATGTCAAATGCCTGGCGGAAATATATCTTCGCATCCAGCAGGCTTTTTGTAACGTCCTTGTTTAAGTTGATCGGCTCGATGCGTCCGACACTGCGGATCTGGCATGAATAGAAACATGCGCCGTCTATCAGGATGTCATCATAGAATGCAGGGATGGTGCTCTCTGTCGCGGAGTCGAGTCCGCTTACGGTGTAGGGAATGGTAAAACGCGCGAGGATAAATCCGCTTGCTGGTTGCGCGGAGCGCAAGCGAAAGAACAAACGCTCGTCCTCGTTGTATTCGTCATAGACGAGGGAGGTGTGGTCGTCTCCGCTGCTGTCCCATTCGAGAATGTCTATAATGCTGATTGCGTCCGCCGCATCTATAGAGTCTGTGAGTTCGTAGTCCTTTTGATCCGCGACGGTATCAATTAACGTGCCCGCGTTTACCGGCGCGCGTTGGTTGATCTCCTTGAGCGCCGACCTTACGGCTGCGGTGACTGTGGCGGTTGAAAAGCGCGTGCCATCATCGAGGAGTAAGGCTTGGACGTTGGCTATCAGAGTGGTTAGGGATTTGGTCATTTTAAGGCCTCATTTTGGAAATACTCACGAACGGGAAAATGGACGGAAATAAGGGCTGTTATGTGGCATAACAAGCAGGTGTAGAGTGGACGCGCAAAGCGTGTCCACTCTCTTTATTACACAAGCGCAAAGGCGACCACGAAGAAGCACAATCCTGCATCTGTCCAGTTCAGGGCGGATGATTTATGGATGGGTACAAGTGCGCCAATTGCGAAGAAAACGGCGGAGAGAATGTAAAAGATTGGCATGGTCTACTCCAACATTGAACGGACGAAGCAATCTTTAGCTTCGAGAAGTTTTCGCATACCAGCGGATTTTTCGGGTCCGTCTGGCAGCGTTTCTTCCATTAGTTTTGCAAGTTCGACAATTGGCTTGCAGACTTCTTGCAGCTTTGGTGGAAGATGTTTGTAATCGAAAAACTTAATGGTTGTGGATGGCATGGTCATCCCTCCGTTGGGTAGGGCATGAGTCCTCGTGCGCGGAGTTCTGGATATATCTTGAACATGTTCAGGACGAACACGATGGCGGCGAGTATCTCGACCTCTGAGAACGGGAACTCGGGGTAGAAGAACTTTGCCACGAACGCGAGAACGCCCGCGACGAGTGTCCAAAAGACCTTGCTCTTATAGATGGGGGGCATTATTTATCTCCTTTCTTGGAGCGGCTTCCCGCTCGGATTTTATTATTCGCTTTCTCGTCTTCGGCTTTCTCTTCTGTGGTGTTCAGAATGTCGATGGCTTTGCTCTCGATCTTGCGGGCGGTTTCCATTTCCGAGATGGCTTTGTTTAATTCCTTCTCGGTCATGTTCAATTTAGGACCTGATTCAAGCACAAAAGTTATTGAACCATCCTCTTGTACTTTGTATCCGCCTGGCGCTTCGATTACTTTCGTTTTCTTGAGCGTGGCGTAGCGTTTGGCTTGTTGGAGAGATGCTGTCATGGTTTCTCCTTATATTTCCAGGTCGAAGTTTGCGACTGCGCCGAGCAGGTCAACTGTGGTGGTTGCCGCTTTATCGAATGTGAGTTCTAGGAGTACATATACGTCATTGTCCAGCCAGAACGGTGTAGTTATTGTGATGGTCATCTTGTGCTGGTCTACGTCGTATCTCTCGGTGTCTACGTCGTGGCCTGTGTCGTAGGTGAATGCTTGTGCCGCTACGACTGCGACTGCGCCGTCTGCTCCGCGTGTGACTTTGTTGACGACTGCATCAACCGCATCACAAGCGGCTATCAGAATTTCATAGTCAATCTCGATTGATTTCAGATATGCACCTTGTAATCCCTGGCTGTTGGATGGCAACATGATCGGGATGGTGACTACCGATGCTTCATCGGTGGCAGCGACATGTTTCGCAATTGTGCCTGCGACTGCGCCTGCGGCTTGTGTCCAAGTGCCTGTGATGCAATGAAACAGGGTTGGAGGAATGTACTGTGACATGTGGGTATCACGAATGGATGTCATGGTTGCTCCTATGCCCTAAACGTGTAATTGGCAACTGCGCCCAACACGTCAATTGTGACAGTTCCACCGCAGATAAAGGCGAACGTGCATAGATAATACTCATCGTTCTCGATGTATGCGGGATTGGTTAGCGTGACTGTCAACTTATGCTGATCTTCATCTGCCGCGTCGGTTGCTGCGGTCAGGTCCTGGGTGATTGCCGGTGTGCTGACGACTGCGACTGCGCCGTCTGCTCCGCGTTTCACCAGCCGAAGGGTGGCCGTGACGCTGGTTGCGACTGCAAGCAGAAGTTCATAATCCAGTTCAATTGACTTGAGCAGGCTTCCTCTGTTTGGAAGTCCTGCCACATCCACGCCGCTGTTGCTTGGGATTTGGATCGGAACGTTGACAACGGCTGTTTGTGCGCCTGCGGCTTTATGTTTCGCAATTGTGCCTGCGACTGCGCCTGCCGCGTCCGTCCACGTGCCTGTGACAAAGTGCATGGCAGTGGGCGGGATGTACTGACTCATATGCGTATTGTGTGCGTAACCCATTGGTATGGTCTCCTTAGGTTTTCTAAATCTCCCACACGCTCGCGCGTGCGGGAGTCAATTCAACTGATCGTTTCTCTTATCCGCCTGAAACGTTGGACTTATGGAGTGGCAGATCATCAGCCACTCCGACTGTCACTAACTGGCGGGCTTTGACTCGGCTCTCGTCATTGGCAAACATGGCGGGGTCGATTTCGGAAGAAGCCGAGAAAAGCTGAGGTTTCAGACCGAAGATTTCTCCGAGCATGATGCCTGGGCGGAGTTTGGGGTCGATAATTGCCGCCCAATCGGTTGTGTCTGTGAATTCAGGGCATGCAAGTGGTAGAACACGTCCGCCCCATCGAACGGACTGCGTGGCCGGTACGTTCTGTGCATTGGCTTCCCAGCGTGGGATGAATAAAGCCTCTGCTGCGTCGATCAGGTCTGGAGGAACCAGGCAAATGCTTGGCTTTAACGCCTGTGGTTTGCCGAGACCGTAGTACCCAGCGGCATTCTTGACCATCATTTTCTTTTTGTACATGGCAAGCGCTACCGCCTTCCATGCGGTGTAGTCGGTGCCGAGCGCTGTGGTCAGGAGATTGACGTGTCCGCCTGCTGTGGTCTGCGCGGTGGAGTTGAACAATGCTCCGCCGTCTGTCATGGTGGGACCTGCGCCGCTGGCTTGTGTGAAGATGGCTGCGACTAATTCTGAGATTAGCCGCATACCTGCGAGTGCAAGTTCTCTCGGCATACGTTTGAATGCTCGAAGGTCATCGTTGATGATCGCCTCGATAGTCAAAGGAATGTATCCGCCGTACTTGCCCCACTCGGATGTTTCCTTGATGTCGCCGATGGGGAGTTCGGTGTATTCTCCGCGCTCTGCCACTGTTGGTAATGTGGAGATTGTGCCTGTTCGTACCCACGTTGCAGTTTTCAGGTTGGTGAAGTGTTCCTCGGTGACGATTTTCTTCCACCAACCGTAGGATTCGTCAAAGTCTTCCCAGGCATCGACGAGTATTTTGTTCTGGACATTGGCCACGATGCCGGGAAAGTTGGCGCTTACAAGGGCGAATTCAGGGTGGTATCCGCCCATGAAATAATCGTCACCTGTGGCTTGGAGATATGCGTCTCGAATGCCTTGTAGTGGGCGAACCTTGCGATTTTCCTTTCCTGGCTCGCGTGGTAGCCCGAACATATCCGCAACTGCGAGGGCGAAGTCGTCTGCTACGTTATACATTCCGCCGATTCGTCCCGGTCCTTGGATGTTGTCCGCGCTGGTAAGCGTGGCGACTTCATCGCGCGCGGCTGTGATTGCCGACTGCAATTCAGCGGCTTTGAATGCCTTGCCTGTGAATTGTGCGCGGAGGCGTGTCTGTACGATGGGGGGGAGTTTGGAACTTGCGAGTCCTGTGGTGAGCAGGTGTTCGCAAGTTGCCACGAGAATGTCGTGGCTTTCCTGGAGTTGTGCGTCCATCGCTTGCATACGTTCTGTCTCGCCGAGTAATTCGGCGGCGGCTTGACGGTTGGCATTCAGTTGATCTTCTTGCAAAGAAGGCTCAACCTCGACGATCTCAATCGTTCTAAGTTCGCCTGTTTCTTCGTTCTCGATCTGTACGTTCTTTTTCTTGTGTGCCATTGTGAGACCTCCTTTGGTCTGCGATTTATTTGACGCGCGGTGCGCGTGGGTAGCGGAGTCCTGCGGCTTTAGCCTTGGATCTCCGATTACTTTTAGTTTGGGCACAGTTCCTGCTATAGACAGCTTGTATTCCTGTAATTCGTCAATGCCTGTGCCTTCGACGGCGGGTGCATTAACTGCGCTGGTCTCTTTGCCTTTTGGATTGACGAAAATCAATTGACACATCTTTTCTGTCTTGCTCTCGCCGACTTTATAGGTGTGCCCTGGGCTGTGCGTGCATTCATAGGAAAACCATGAGAGATTGCATATTGAGCACAATACATCATCGTAGTACCAGCCGATGGAGAAGCGATCGATCTTGCCTTCGATGAAGTCTGTCATTCCGCGCCGTGTGGTGAGGCGTACGGTTTGTTTGAAGCTCGAGCCTTCGAGGGTGGAGTCGATGATCGTGCCGTCGCGGGCGTCGATGTCGTAGGTGTCGTGATTGCGCAGGAAGGGTTGTCCTTCGAAGCTGTTTGCGAATTGTTCTATATCTTTATCCTGGAACACGTAGGGGTTGTGGTTTTTGGTGTCCTGGCGGTAGACTCGCGCGTGAAAATCCAGATGGTCAATCTCGCCGCTTTCGATCTTTGGCAACATCTCGGCGCGTGATGGTAGTTCAAGAGTTTCATGGACTGGCATCGAGCGTAATGTTGGCATTATTTTGTTAGGCATTATTTATTCTCCTCTTTCGGATCTGTTGGCTCTGTCACAGGATCGGCTATTGTGGATGATTGATCCGCTGGTTTTACTAGCGGTTTTTTCTTGATCTTCGGCGCTTTGCCTTTCCAGACTTCGGCGAATGTCTTATACACAAGCCGCATGAATTCTTTGGCGTCTATGCCGTCGCGGTCGAATAAGTCTGCGAGGTTGGGGTACGCGCGTCCGAGTGCGAGTGCGAGCGTAGCGTTATCGCGCTCTGTGATGTCTGGTCCCGCAATGGTGATGACTGCATCAGGCTTTACGTTTGAGTCAGAGCGCGCTCTGACTTCAACCGCGACACGTGCCATTTCAATTAGCATGTCGAATAACTCATCCTGGGTTTCTTCGAGAGTGCGGAAGGTCGGTGTTCCTGCCGCTTCTGCTGTTGTCTGCGTTGATCCTTCTGGCTCTGCGAGATAGTGGAGAGGAAACCCCACGCCTGCCGCTATCATCTTCTTGATCGCCATGCCGTCCATGGATGCATCGAATGCGTCGAGGTTGGCGGATAGAATGCCCCAGTCGTCGGATGCGTCGGTTACGAGGATCGATCCTGGCTGCGGTGGGGTTCTGTTTAACTCTGCCTGCCGAGCTTTCTTGGCGGCTTCGCTTGTGAACTGTCCGCGTACCACGTACATAAAGACACTGCGAAAGTGATTGAGTCTGACTCGATCTTCGAGCCACGCGGAGAAACGTCCAATCCATACAAGCAAGGGAGGTAGGTCTCCTTCGCCCCACACAGAACCTACGGGTTGGTTGCTCGCAAAGTGAAGCATGAAGGTAGTCTGCTCGCTGTTCTTGTTGTAGGCATCGTAAAAGTCCTCGCCTGTGGAGTCTTTGGCGTATTTAGTTTCCTGCTCGATGTCGTTCTCTTTGGTGACAATGTCCTCTATCTGTTCTGCTGGCACGGCGCGGATATTGGTCATGCCGTTGGTTTGAACTGTGTATAAAAAGAATAGATTACCTGTGCGTGTGTTCTCGTCCACCCATCGTTTGATATTCTTCTTGAATTTGTTGAGCGGGTCTTTCCACCACTCAAGCAAAAACTTTTCCGTCTCTGGATCGTCACAACTTATGGATAATCCCTTGCCGAGAATAAAGGATCGTATGAGTCGGACAATGCGGCGGGCGATGGGATTGACGCGCCATGCGCGGAGAGACTCTGCGAAAATTTTTTTTCTGTCCCATGAGTTGCGGTCTGTGTACGCTCCCGACATTCCGCCCGGGAAGAAGTTGTTATCTGTGATAGGCGAAAGACTGAGAGACATTTCGAGAGCGTCGTTGAGCGCAGTGATTTCGCCTTGAAGTTGTTTGATCGTGGGTTTTTTAGACATTAGTATGTGACTCCCGCTTTGCAGGGTTTGGTAAAGGATACGAATACGGGCATGCTCTTACCGATGTTGAAAAGCGCTCTGCCTTGTGCGATGATTTGATCTGCGGTGAGTTCGTTCTTTGCGATGTTGATTGTCGCAAAAAACGTGTTGTTGAATGAAATGTAATAAACTTGCTTGATCGCGTTGCTGGCTGGCGGTTTGGGATTGCCTGGCTTGCCCGGCTTGTCTGGTTTATCGCTTGGAGGTTTGGCGGGTTTGAATGGGTTATCTATATGCGTGCATGATGCCCACTGAATGCCTGTTCCGCCTTTGGTACGAAAAACAGTCTCATTCGTGCGGCGGTCTGTGATCTTGAGGATTCGTCTTTTGGCAGAGTTAATATCGTGGGGCATTAGCTGATCCTCGATAGTTCGTCCAGTACATCTGGCATTTCAACAATGAGAGTTGGGGATGTAGTCATCCACTCTAATTTGTCCAGTATCGCCGTCATTGCATCGGTAACAACATGGTCGTCGTGAATGAGCAAGCCGTTCTGGTCGCGCGTGCCGTCTGGTACAGACCAACGCATTGTCTTAGCCGGGCCTATGAGAATTTCGGAAGTGCAGGCGGCGTATTGCTTGTCCACCTCTGGCGAGGGACAGCAATCACGGAATCGGCCTGTGTTGATAATGGCGAGAAATCCGTATCCGATCTCGCTCTTGACCTGCTGGCTAAATTTCACAGGCAGAACGCGGGTCGGGTGAGACTTGTCGAACATGGCCCAAAGTCCCTCGCCTACGCCTGTGGCGTCGATCACCATGTATTGCGGATTCCACGTTGACCACATGGCATTGATCTTGCCGAAGATGGAGATATGATTTTCACCTGTCCACTCCATGCGCTTTACTACGTGGTAGATGGGGGCTTGCAGAATGTCAAGTTGGGATAAGTCGATGGTGACAATATCGAGGGTGAGTTGGTCGCGGCCTGGATTGGTCGCGCCGACTTCATCCAGACTCATGCTGGCCTCGTCCTGTCCTGCCACGTCCACGATGAAGGCGTAGATACAGCCTGGTTGTGGAGTCTCCTGCGCGGGCTGGTCCCCTTGCATTAGTGCGCGGCGTGCGGCATTGAACATCCCCGCTTGGGCGTCAATGCGTTCACAGAAATACTGAGTTTTTATGAGCGGGTGTTCGCGTCCGAGTTTTTGTATTTCGCTATCCACGAATTGACCGTATGCGGGAACTATTTTGCGGACCGTGGCCGAGTCATAGACGAACACCCGCTTTATTCCGTCGCGCTTCTCGGCTTCGCGTGCGGCGTCCTCTTCGCGTGCAAGCAGAGGGCGGCTTCTCCAGGTGGTGCCGACGATCAGGCGTGTGGCGTTGGTGCTGGCGACCATGGGCGCGAAGTCCTTGTCATATTTGGCGGGCGTGATGTCCTGTGCCTCGTTGATCACCAATAACAGGGATGCTACTGCGCCGACCACGTTTGCGGATTGATCGCCTGAGAGGAAAGATACTGTTGCCATGCCTATCATGCGCATGTAGTCGCTGCGTTTCTTCCACATGGATTTTGTTAAGAGGTTGGCGTTGAGTCTGTTCTCAAGGCGCATGATGGCGTTGATTGTCTGCGGCTTGTAGGTGGGATTTGCTACTACTATCCCGACTTCGCGGTGTGCAAAGAGGGTGACAAGGTAGGATAAAAGATTAGCCAGTAGTTCATCTTTTCCAGCCTGGCGTGAAATGATCAGCAAGATCGTGTCCCCGCGCTTCTCTTTGATGGATTTCAGGATCGCTTTTGCTGGCTCCAACTGATAACGACGCATCTTGATGCCGCCTGCGCGGGCGGTGTAGTTATCGAATGTCCGCGCAATGGTCTTTATGGTTTGAACCATCGTGCTCATAGTCCCATCTCCAGGCGTAGTTCTTCAAGTGCTTGCATGATGGACGATTGAATATCTCCGCTTTTTCCGCGAATGAGGTAATGCGTTCTTACGAGGGTTGACAGGCTTTGAGTCATGGCGGCGAGTGTGTTCAACTGATTAAGATAATGCTGGTCTCTTGTTTGATTGCCTTGCATGTCGGAGTGTGTGATTTCATCGAATGAAAGTTCCTGGTTGAGTTTGTCGAGGGATACGCGGATCAGGTTGATCTCCGCTTCCACGTCAATGACTGTCTGTGAGTCGAGTCGCTTGTTCTGTTCCAGCGTAAAGGACTTTGCGTAAAAGCCATGGCGTAATGCGTTCTTGTTGTTGGGTTGCGCGCCTTGCTTGCGTTTGCTCTTGGCGCGCGGCTTCTTCTTCGTTGTCATACGTCACGCGCCGGTAGTTTTAGCTGGTCAGTTTGTTTCTTGATGGTGTCAACCTTTTGCTCGATCTTGCGTTGGTTGTCGGATAACTGCATGACCTGCTTTTGGTATTCGATGCTTTCTATTCGCTGCGCCGAGAGTTCTTTGGAGAGGAGAAGTTTTTCCTCGTTGGCAATGTGTAGTTTCGCCTTCAATTCATCCTTTGCCTTTAGCAGCTCGATGTTCTGCTTGAGCATGGTATTGATCTGCTCCGCGCGGTTGCGTTCGTTCTCCATGCGGAGTTTCTCGGTTTCTTCCTCGAGCCGTTCTATTTCTGCGCGCGCTCTCTCCGTCTCCGCATTGCTCTTTCGCCTGTTGGCAATGGTTGCGATGATGAGTCCCAGAAGCGTGAATAAACCGCCTTCCAGTGAGCGAAGCAGGAGGTCGTACAGGGTGGCGGTCATTGTCCATTGTTAATAACTTGCTTGAACAGATGGAATACTTTGGGAGAGATCCATGTGCCATTCTTTGTTTCCATGAGCATGATCGCGTCCTTTGCGCTTATTTTTTTTCGGTAAACTCTGTCACTGGTCAACGCATCGAAAAAATCAACTACTCTTGCGATCTGCCCGCCAATGGAGATTTCATCGCCTTTCAGTTTGTCGGGGTAGCCTGTGCCGTCCCAATTTTCCTGATGATGTCTCGCAATGTCAACGATCACTTCCATACCTTCAATTGGCAAAACGGACATTACTTTTGCGCCGTTGGCTGAATGACCGTGCATCTGATCATTTTCAGAATCAGATAAGACAGGTTTTGACAAAATCGCCTCTGGTATGCCGACCTTCCCAATGTCGTGAAATATCATTGCTGCGCCAATCAACTCGATCTCTCTATGCGGCATACCCAGCTTAAATGCAAGTCTTTTCGCCAACTCCACGCACCGCCTTTGATGTCCGTCATTTCGCGGATCATGCAAATCAGTGATCGCATCAGCAAATAAGCCAAGCACCTCCAAACAATATTTATCTCTGTCATTCATGGATGCGGCATCTGTGGTCGTGCAGGCTATTGATTGCGTCTAGAACGCAAATATCCATTCTCTCGGCTTCATCCATCATGGGTGGACTCCGTGGTATCCGTTCAATCGTGCCCAGGCGTCGATCTCCTGCGCCCATGTGGAAGATGTGGGCGGAGTGGTCCCGGTTTCCTCTTTTGCATATGTTTTATTTCCGATGCTTAAGCAGGTAAATTCCTGTGTGATTCCGCCTGGGTTGTCTGATATTCGTCCCCATATTTGCAAGCCTGTCATACCTTTGACTGGGTAGATTTCGTAAACTTCAAAACCTTCACCATTGGACATCTTGCGGAGTATGTTGTATGGGTTGGTGGTGTCGGTTTGTGAACGAACGTAGAGTCCCCTGCTGTTGGTTACTATAAAATGTTTTGGCATTCGGCTCTCCTTTTGTCGGTGGACGTGGACGGCTTCGCGTCTCTTTGGCGAGACGCAAAACGTGGACAGCTATTCAAAGCCGTCCACGTCTAGATGCAAGATACAGTATTTTTTTGTTATAGGGAAGGAGTCTGCATCGTCAGAAGTGGCGATGCGATATCACATCGCTTTATCTGGTGGTACTGAAGCATCGCTTTTTGCAGCGATGGTGCATGCGTTTTTCGGGGGGCATCTACTATGGGCCCGACTCACTGCGTGCGTCCTCGGGCTTCCTGTTGGCGAGATTTTCTCCAAAACTTGACAATATCGCTCATTGTGGCGATAATAGTATTGGAGGCAGCTATGGCAACTTACCCTGGTGGAAAGAACGGTTCGGGTGTTTATCAGAAGATCATAAATCAAATGCCGCCGCATGACGTTTACATTGAAGCCTTTGTGGGTGGTGGCGCTGTGATGCGTTTGAAGCGTCCTGCTTCATCGAGTATCGTTATAGATGTCGATGGTGACGTGTGCGAGATGTGGTGGCATGATGATGGTTTGTCACCTGATGTCACCGTTATAAACGACGATGCGATATCGTGCCTTCTGCGACATGTTGAAGCAAAAAAGAAAGATGGGCTGGATGTTCTCGTCTATGCCGACCCTCCATACTTGGGGTCAACTCGTGTGAGTGACCGTCCGATTTATAAACATGAAATGACAAGCGACGAGGATCATCTTGAATTGCTTACGATGTTGAAGGCTTTGCCTTGTATGGTGATGATCTCTGGCTATCTGTCTGATTTGTATTCGAGGGAATTGAAAGATTGGCGCTCTATCTCTTTTCAATCCATGACACGGGGTGGCTTTGCGGCGACAGAGTATTTATGGATGAATTATCCGCAGCCTTTTGAATTGCATGATTATCAATACTTGGGCGAGAATTTTCGAGAACGTGAGCGGATCAAGAAAAAACAACTGCGTTGGCGTGCGCGGTTAAAGTCTATGCCTGCAACGGAGCGGTATGCCTTGCTCGAAGCCGTCAACATCGTTAGAGATGGCGTTGTGAGATCTGAATAATCGATCACTCATCGTCATTTCTGGTGGTTATGGCCAGCATCGCCAGAAATGGTGTTCTCAGCTGGCGGCTACATGCAAGAAACCCGCTTGGCATGTAGCCGCGTTGGTTTTAGGGGGATAGAATCAGAGTTTCGAATCATTAAGGTTTGCGCTCGAGCTAGAGCGCGCGCACATAAAGCCAACCCTGAGAGCAAGCCGACTGCATCCACGATCTGCGTCCGCTTGCGGCGATGCCGAAGCCCGCGCCATCGCGGGCTTAAAAAATTTACAAAATAAAATCTCTGCCTGGTTAGATTACTGGCTTGGCGGGTTGCAGAGAACAAACGCGGGGATTGTGAAACTGCCATTTAGTGTTGCAATTCGGGCAGACTTCCGCCAAGCCAGTGCATCTTTTGTTCGGCTGTTCCATCCAGGGGGAAACATAGCCGGCACGAACACTACGCCATTCTTCAAGCAATACGCCCAATTCGTCTGGCGTTTTGCATTGAGACATGAGCGGCTGATAATGCTGTTCAACTTCCCACATAGTAAAACCGCCTTGTGCCTTGATAAATTGTTTTGCAAGTTTCATTTTGACCTTTCTCTCGGCTGGCAAGATGCCTCCGAACGGTTTGCATGAGCGGCGCAGTTATATCGCGTCCGCTCCATGCTGTGTTAGGCAACCAGAAGGCATCTTTGCCAAGATGATTAGTTTATTCACCTTAGTTACACCGACCTTCGCCCAACCAGCTTTTATAAAACAGTATCCAGGGTTACTTGATTTGATACCCTTTGGATTGACATAGGTATACAATCTCTCATTCGGCCATCTTGACCAACCCAATATTTCAGCTTCAAGAATTAGATCACTCGAAAGTATGTGGCCTTCGTTTCGGAAGATTGCACAATTAACGCCTTGCTGACCATCGCCGCTGATAAACTTGCGCCATACAAACAAGGCCGTACCATCAGAAGTCATCAGAACCATCTTTGAACCTGGGCCAACAAATAACTTAGGCTTTCGACCATCGGCATAGAAGTATCGTGAGTAATGCCTATCGAATAAAGCCCTTGCCATTGGATCGCCATCTTTGAGGGAATACCAGTTCTGGCCTGAAATCAACATTGTATGGTTGCCTAACTACTGTATATACGGAATGTACATCAAAACTCTAATTTAATGTATCTCTTCCGTTTTGGTTTGATCACAACATCAGGCAGAACGCTTTTAACTGCCTTCTCGATTGCGAATTTTACCGCGTCGGTCTTGCTCATTTTGTATACACTATTTTCATTGAGTTTGTCAACCAGCGACATTATTAAAATTTCGTAGTCGCTAAGATCGGGGCGGAATCTGTGTTTCATGGGGTTGATGAACCGGGCGCGTAATCCGCGCCCGGTATAGCCGAATTACTCAGGCTTGCTGATCTTGATTGTAAACTTGCTGCCGCGCTTGGTTGGCTCTTTGCTCAATGTTACGCGCTGGCCTGACCATTTGGTATGGTCATCTGTGCCGGTGATATCCCATAGTGCGGCCACCTGGGTTTTGTTGGCTTTCAGTGATCGCCGTGCATCTCGGAAGTGTATTACAACTTGCGGGATTTCCTTGTTAAGTTGGGCGTTGAACACTGGTTTAATTACGGCCTGGTCAATGGTTACGGTGCGCGGCTGGTCAATGTGTGCGGCTTCCAGGTAGAAGGTATATATATCGTGTATGCTTTGGGTTGGGGGTTGGGGTTGGGCGGTCATTGGTTAATCTCCCTGTGTAAGTTGTTTGAGAAGTTTTATGGCGTCCTTGATCGGCAAATTAATTTCAATGTTGATCAGGTTGTCATAAGTTGGACTTGCATATATACGCTTTTTGTAGTTGTTTCTTCCTGGGCTGTCGTTGGTGCAAAATTTATCGTTTTGATATTCTTTCGGGCAATAGCGCATTAATAAATTCTTGCGGAGATTGCGCTTTGCTTCTTCTTTTCTCCTTTCCAGATCATACTCTTTCGACTCTTGCAGGTGTGTGCGGGCGTGTGGTAAAAGTCTGTGGGCTATGTCCTGCGCTATGGCTTGCGGTGTGCGGGTCAAGTCGCATGATATGGAATCGCCGTTTGTCTTTTCGCGCATTCCTTCGGGTGCGCTGGCTTTTATGCTTAAGCGGTTCTTCTTGTTCCATTCCTGATAGAAGTACAGAGTAGCGCTTTGGCTGTCCGCGTGCGGGCGTTGGTTCCATTCGCTATGATCCAAGCGAGTTAACCATAGCTCGCCTGTGATGATAGTTAATTCAATGGCGAGAGTTTTTATTAGCGGGTTAAGTGGTTCGTCGCTCATGCTGTTAACGCTCCTTGCTTTTGCTTTTCTTCCTTGCTAAAGGTCTGGGACCCGTAAGCGCTGCGGATCTCATCGAGGGTTGTCTTTTTGCGGTTGAAGGTTGGCACACCTGGGTAATACCATGCGGTTTTATTCTGTGACCATTTCCATCCGCCGTTCTCTTTGATGGCTTCCTTGTGTGCTTTGGTATTGCCGGTCAACCAGACCCACAACCCCATTAATTCGACTTCTACGCCCTCGAGATTAAGCGCGAATTCTATCTTTATTCTTAACGTGGCTTCTACCTCGTTGAGATCGTGATAATCGCCTGCGGATTTTTTGCCGTCCGCGTGCGCGCCCTCCTGTCTGGTTCGTGCTTCTGTGTAGGCTTCGTGTGCCTGGATGTATGACCATTCCGCGTTAATCTCTTGCATGGTGCCAGTATCTCCGCCCTGGTCGGGGTGGTGCTTGAAACATAAGGCGCGGTATTGTGCCTTCATTTCTTCTTTTGTGCCAGGTGTGAAGTATTTGTAATTCATGTCTCACCAATCCTGATCTATGTCTATATATTCGGGTTCTTTTAGGTCCGCGAGCATCTGCCATTCGAGCGGCATTTGTTTGGGGCTTGTGATGGGGATCAACTCAAAACCCTTGCCGAGTCTGCGGCTGTAATGGGTGCGGGCGGTCTGTGCCTGGAAATAATAGGACTCTCCATGACAAATGATTTTGCCTTGGCGGGTCTTTTCTACCATGTGGTCAATCATGCACTCATGGCAATAATCGCGCTCGAAGTAGGTCGGATATTCGATCAGCGGGCGCGTGGCGCGGGCGGCTTTGGTTTGCGCGTTCATTTCTTCACCTTTGCAAGCCAGGCTTTTAACTCTTGCTCGTATGCGTTTTTAGCCTTCTCCATCGCCTTAAATCCCTCAGTGTGTTTTCCTGTGGCCTCGACTGCAAGCCAGTAGATTAATACGTAGTTGGGCGGGGTTGGAGGTGTTAACATGATGTCACCAGGGCGAAATGTGGATGAAGCATAAAGCGGGTGCGGATTTCTTCGGCTGTGAGCAATAGAAACTTGTACGGCTCGCCTGAGATCGGGCGCAAGCAAAACAGGCCGTTGACCTTGTAACGGGTTTCAACTTTGTAGCTTGCGGTTGTGCCTTTCAACTGCGCGAATAGTGCGACAATTTCAAGGCGGGTTAAGGGTTGGGTTTGGGTTGGGGTTTCGAGCATTTCGGAATCTCCTTTTGATTGACTGCGGGAATGCCCCGCAGATAATGACTTAATGCCTTCCTGACTTGCGCCCTGGCATGAGCGCAAGATAAGCGAGGCACTAAATACCGAAAAATTTTTGCAGTTCTTCTAGCGCCAAATTGCTTAGTGAGTATGTGCGGTCAATAAGTGACAATGCACATACTGCACCATCAACCCATGCCGATTTTTGATCGGTTGTTGTGCGGCCTGTGTGTTTTACTGGTTTCATACGATCTCCTTATATTTGAGCGTGCCGAATTGCACGCGATTGACTAAAGTAAAGCGGGCTGACTTGGTGCTGACCACTGCCAGCAAGAAAAGCCCACGAAAGAGGACGCGACCCACTGACCAGAGATGGACGGCACGCGGGCGGGCTGTGTGCCGAACGCGAACACAGGCAGACCAGAACGCACGCACTCACGAGCAACAGCCAGAGAGCCAGAGCCGGGCGCAAAGAAGACAGCGGATGAACAGCCACGGAAAGCGGCAATAGAGCGCAGAAGATAGCGTGCTTTAATAGATGCTGTGTAACCGCCTGCCGATGTGGTGAGATTTGCGCCACAAAGCCAGGCATGTGAGACATGAGCGTTGCATTTTGCCAACGAAGGCGCAACTGCGAAAACAAACAGGGACGAAGGCGGGCAACACTGAATAACCGCTTGATCTGCGCCGAACTGACAACCAACATGCACGGCCTGACCAGATGCAATGACGCGCTCAACTGCGAGAGCAATGAGTGGAGACCAGTGACCAGTGAGAGAACGTGAACCACCGAAATAAACAGATGTTTTAGACATGCTTAGATTTTACTACAATGTAGTAATAACGCAAGAGCAGCAAACCTTACAAATGCATTACGAAAGATTACTTGCCCTGCCTTTGCCCGAAAATGCATTGCCGCCTAATTGTGCTCCGCACCATGCGAAGGAAAAAAAACGGAACCCGAAGGGCGGCCAGCGGTATTCCCGCTGAGTCCGAGGCGCAATGTGGGTTGCGCCTTGAAGTTTTTTTTGCCTGAGCCATATAATAGTTTTGGCGGCAATTGCATTTTTTCTGCGACGAGTGGAGCGTTCTTCGGCGTACCCGCCGATTAAAAACGGACTCTGCGAAGCGTTCTTTTTAGAGTCGGGTGCGGGTGTCCCGCCCATCTGCTTTTTGAAAAGTTTTCGCCTATGGCGGGACCTGAACTTGCTCTTATCTTCTGCCGCCGTGAGAGAGGAATGAGGCGGCGCACTTGTCCAGGCGTGAGCGCATCCCGCAGCAGAGCGAAGGTGGGCGCGTACCCGCGCACTTCTTACAGCGACGGACAGGAGCGGGCACTTGAACTTGCCTTTGTGGTATTATGTGAAAAAAGGAGTTTTTATGGATGTTGTTGAAATTCAGAACATGCTTGGTGTTCGTGTTAAAATTTATTTTGATGGTAGTGTTTCTGTTCTTCGCCTTACTTGGGTGAACGAAAAGATTTTCAAGGAAGCCTTGCTTGATTCGGGGGAATGGATGCCAATAGCCGAAGGCGCCGTTTATCCTGTGCTTGGGCGTGTATATCGTCAACCGTTTCCAGATGTGGAATGATCCTGAAGCAGCTTTTAACTTCAATGCACTTTCCATCAAGGCGGGTATTCAAAACAAAGCGCAAGCACACGCCCGCGCTACTGCGCGGGGTTTGCGTGTGAACGCCCCTTTCCCCTATCCCGAGTGGACACACCATGCTGGACGCTGAAAGGCGAGCGACAAGCGAGACCTGTAAGCGGACGCGGGGTGAGGGGTTGGGTTCGGGAGGGGAGAGGGGCAGAGCTTGCGCTTTTGTTTTGCGCCTTGGGCGGTTCTGGCACATTGGCTGTAATCAGCCATAATGTGACGGTCTTGAACTGCGGGGGAATACTTTAATCAATCATTACTGATTTGTAGCGGAGAGTCCTTTTGACCTTGCAGATTTGGTGTAGAATGTGGATTATGAAAATAATAAAAAGTGAGCTATTGGAAGATGGTCTTAATATCAGTATTGAATACGTCGAAGGCGATCAACAACGATGTTTGATTATTAGTTTGGAAAATGTTGTAAAAAACTTCAACTCTTTATATCCTCCTCGTGTTCATTCATCTGATGTTTATCAGTTGGAGTGGATAGATGATAGTACTGTTCGGCTCACGCCTTTACCTTGAGCCATGCGGCGATTGAGATTGATTAAGCGCGAGGCGGCTGCGTAATCGCGTCCGCCACGAGCGCACGGAGCCGACAAGATCCCGAAGGGAGCTTGTGAACTGCTCTTAATAAGAGTGTCCGCGTGTGGTTACGCGGAACCAGCAGTAGCCGATGGGCTGAGTGATGCACTTCACGACCCCGAAGGCTTATGCGGGATGCTTGCATGTTTGCGGTGTGCGTGTGGTAATCCACAACGTCACACGGCAAACATGTTACAAGAGCCTTTAGAGTCTTTTCAAGAGTTGATCGTGTAAGCCTTCGTGAGCGAAGCGTCCGCAAGAGAGGAACGAAAAGCAAACCCATGTACTACCGGGGATTTGCTTGTAGTGACGAACGGCGGCACGATGGCTTATGCTCGTTCAAGAGTGGGCTTTGATTGTGGTATCCTGTACGGGCTTGCCGTGATGCCTTCCTCGTAAGTCTCTTATGATAGGATTTGAAGTAGCGGCAAGTTATGATAAACTCTGCGTGCCCGCATGTTATCCACGTCGCATGCAGGTAATAAGACAGCACAGCACGCTTGCGCGTGCTGTTTGCTTGACAGTATATGACTGAATTAGTATACTTTGGCTTGGAGGAGCAGGTTTCCGTGGCGAGACGAGAGCAGTAACCACGGCTTGCTTATTGACTCAGGCGTCGCAGTAGCTTCGCCTGAGTTTGCTTTTGTGAGGCGATTGCCTATTGACTTTTGTTTTTGAATTTGCTGTTATGTGTTTGCGGTGTTCAGGGTGCCCCCCTCACCTTGGCACCGCATTTACCTTAATACCTTATTTGACATTGGGGCTGGCTCGGTGTGCTGTCCGTTGAGTGCAAGGAACGGAGTTTAATCAAAGCGTAAGTTGCATAGCCAGGTCGTGTGATTAGACAGCCGTCCGCAAGGGCGGCTGTCGTGTTAATTTGGCTCTTGACAGATTGACTACATAGTACTAAACTGTTGTCATGGACAGAGTAATTCTCCCCCCCGTTTCAAAAAATCCTACCAGCCTTCGTCTGGATGAAGATGATCAAAAGGCTTTGGAAAAAGCACGAAAGATCATTCTCGAGAAATATTCTGTTGTCGGTTTGAAATTGAACCCGACGAATATTTTACGTATTGCCCTGCATGAGTTCGTGAAGAATGAATCGCCAAAGAGTTAAGTGCTGGTTCTGGTCCCTGACTGCTGCACGCGGGCAAGGTTTTCTCCCTGGGTGGAGTGCGTGGTTGTTTATTGCCCTGTTGGTGATCGGTTTGTTGTTCTTTAATCAATAGAGAAAGTCCCTGCTATGAACAGGGACTTCATCGATGGGGGCAAGTGTTAGGTTGGCTAGAACCTTAACAACTTACCTTGAGCGGGTGATGGGACTCGAACCCACGATATCTTGCTTGGGAAGCAAGCGTTCTACGGTAGGATTTTCCGAAGTGGAAGATATTTTCTCATGTTTTCCAGTTTTAGGGAACGTGTGTAGCGCGCTACCATTTGATTTGATTTCCATCTGCCGCCGAGCATCAGATCCCGTTCGGTTGCTCCGTTTTCTGTGGCCATGGTGGCGAATCCCCTTCTGAAGGCATGGGCTGAGAAACTTAAGCCTGTGCGTTTGTTCCATACTTTGATGATGGATTGTAAGCCGCCTGGCGTGAGGCCTTCGCCTGTGAAGATGTTTATAAAAAGATGTCCTTTTGGGGAATGATCGGCGCGGAATTTTTTCCAGTGTTCGATGTAGGACGCAGTATCTTCGCTGAAGATCGCCATTTCCCACTGACCGCCTTTTGTAATGACTTGCAGTACTCCGAGTTTTGTATCGGTGTCTGCTTGTTTTATGTGGCATAGCTCGGACAGGCGTAAGCCTGTATCGAGCGCGAGCGCGGCGATTGCCAGATCGCGCGAGCCGGTAGTTGTGGTGGTGTCGAACGAGGCGAGGATGATGTCCTTTTCCTCCCTCGTGATGGCTCTTTGGATTTTTCCTGTAACGCGTTTGAGCTTGGCTGATAGTGCGGGGTGAGATTGGCCGTAAGTCCACGCGAGATACTTTTGAATCGCGGCTAGCGCAAGACACTGCCGCGCATTCTCCCATCCGCTTGATTTCAATAATTGAATTAACTCCGTTGCCGTGATGGCGGCGGGGTCTTTGTCCTCGAGGATGCGATTGATCACATCCCGATACGTGCGCTTGCTGGATTCGGCGTATGGGTGCGCCGAAGAGAGAAAGTTTTCTATGTCCATCCGATTTGCTCCTGTGAAAGTGTAATGATCGGAGGTGCGGTTTGCCCCCGTTTATTCTCGCCGTTGGCGCGGCGAGTTGCTCGACTGTGTAAAATTCCCAGAGAAAGGAAGGTGAGAAAGGTTTGACGATTGTGTGACCGGCAAGGTGTCACCCGCGAGCATGGCGAGATTCCGAGTTTCTCCATGGACGCGGGCAACTATTTCATATTGTACAACAAAAAAAGGAGATTCCGATGTTTCAACCGAGCAAGAAAGTTGTCATTCTGACGAATGACCAGAATGGTGAGCCTGTGGATTTGGAAAAGAAAGTTCCTCTGCTTACGGGCCGTATTGTTTTGAAGGATGGTGTTCCTCCGCTTGGCACGCCTGCCTTTACAAGGTTTCTTGCGGATTGGCACCGCAAGAATAATCCGCAGTTGTTTGGGAGGGAGGAATAACAATGAAAAAAGATAATCTGTTTGATCAAGAATTTACCGTTCTCGATGTGGTAAAAATTCTATTACTGATTGTGACCGCGTTCTCGACCTGGAATGTGATCGACTTAATGACACCTGACGGCTCTTTTGCCTTTGTCCGTGAGTTTGCTGCGCTTGGTGTGGTCGAAGGCGCGTTCCTTGGCTTCGAGATGGCAACTGCCAAGGCAAAGAGTCGTAGGCAAACGAAGTTTGCGACCATTGGTTTCTTTTGCTCTCTGGTGGTGATTGGTCTTTTTGCTGGTGTCTCTGGCCTGCTCGAATTTGGTGGACCCGAATTACTTGTGCAGACTACTGGCTCCTGGCTCGGTATGACCTGGCTTGCGCGTGATGTAGTGATGGTCTCTTCGTTGGTGGTGTTGGTGGTCTGGATCGTGACTCTCGCTGCATTGTATCGGCTGTATTCCTTGAATGATCCTGATAAGAAGGCGGAACTTGATCGCCTTGCATTGGACGAGGAAGTAACCGAAGAGTCCAACAAAGCCACAAGGATTGCTTTGCAAAAGGCACAACCGACAATCGCATCTGCTCGTGCTCGTGCGCATGTGAAGGATAAATATACGGGTGAGATCGGCCTAGGTGAAATGGAAAATCTATTGGGTCGGGTGGATGCTCGTTTGCAAGAAAATTACGGTTTGTCTTCTGCCCCACTGTATGATGTAGCCGTTGATCCTGAGCGCGGTTTTGTTACGCGCGTTCCTCCATATCAATATACGGGCGGTTTTGCGCCTGGTGATCCGAGCGTAGTGGTGGATAAGCAAGCTGCGAATGGTCGCGTTGTTGTGTGGAAAGGTTCGAGAGGTTATTTGGGTAAGTTTGCTGATAAGGATGGCAATGTGTGGGTTTCGTTCTGGCAGACCGATCTCGATCTCGCTACCCGTCAACCTGAACAGTTCAGTTTAATGTCAAAGCCGAATGGAACTATTGCCGATCAGGGCAACGAGATTTTCAGGGAGGTACACCCATCCCCTTTGCCGCAACTGGACGACGACAAGAATTAGGTCGTCGTCGCAGAAAGTTTTGGATTGTGTGCGAGTGGTGCGGTGAGCGCAAGCGAACCGCCGACACGAGGTCGCGGTTTTGTTGTGACGATCATCGAGTTAGTTGGCATCGTGACCATAGGCGAAAGATGGTCAAGGATGGCGGAAATGTTACGACACGTGCCGTTACCGTTTAGTGATGCGGGGTGTGGGCGATGTCCACACCCCGGAAGGAGCTAAAATGCCTGAATTGCGTTTGTTCTATGATTTTCTTCTTAGCGGTGAAAACGATGGCTTTGAATGGCAGATTGCAGGTCATATGACTGCGAGTGGAACCTACTATGCGCTGGTGAAGGTTGGCTCGACGGTTAAGATCACGCGTGACTGTGAGACGGTGGAAGGTGCTCGTGACGCTGGCCGTCAACTGCTGGTGGATACCCTGGCTGAATTGGTGGATGTGTACCATGGCTAGGCGGCAGGTCGTGAGAAAAGCCGATGTGTATCGGCTGCGCGGTGTGAATTGGGAATTGCACTATAAGAATCGGGGAATGTGCCGCTCGATGGTCGAGATTGGGTGGAATAGTGTGGATGTCACTTGCTCAATTACGAGTGTGTATCCTGTTCCTGTGGTGCAAATGGATGGTGACGCGCCCGATGTCCCGCTTATTCTTCGGCAACAGTTCGAAGATCAACTGCTTTGCGATTGTCGCTTGCGTGACCGCCGACTACTGAATGTCTGGTATTGGTCTGAAAGCGGTTGGATGGACTATGTAAAGCAGTTCCAATCTCTGCCCGATGCGTACGAGGACTACTACTGGAAGTATGAGTCCGAAGGGGATAGGCTCCTGCTGGTCCCGATGTCGTCCAAACAGAAGCCAGGTACAAGTGCCTCTAAAAATGTACATCTCTCTTATTTGGAGAGTTAAAACTGTGGATAAGTATGTGGATAGATTAGGTACATCTCCCACTGAAAAGGTACAAGTGGCTGAGTTATCCACAGGTTGGCTCGTTTCTGAAAAGATGTACCTGATTTGGGGTAGATGTACCTGGGTTGTACCTGAGTTATCCACAGGCAAAAGGTACATCTCCCTCACTCTAAAATCTTCGCTTTCTTCATTACGCAACAAATGTGAAAAACGGGAGATGTACCTTTCCCTACTACTACTACTAATCCATAAATTTATATATTACACATGGAGGTATGAATGACAAAAGAAGAACGGCTCGCTCATTTCGAGCAATACCTTTTGGCTGTCGATGAGATGATGAAGTCGCAAAGACAATATTTCGATGGGGGCAGATTGCGAGGTGATTTACTGACTTCTAAGCGGTGGGAAGCCGATGTCCGCAACAAAACGGACTGGTTGAAGCGTCATCCTGTCACGGATGCCGTTCAGGAGGTCTTGTTATGACCCATAACAGGCACCTGGCGCATGTAAATCCACTGGATGTGGAACGCATTGAAAAGGCGCAAGTGCGGCTGCTGAGGGCTAAAAAACGCCTGGGCAATTGGCGGGCTGTGGGTGACAAGTTGGGTGTGTATCATACCTATGCCTGGAACCTGGCGTTGAATGGAATTGTCCCGCCGAACCCTGAGACGCGCAAGAAACTGACCCTGCCGCGAGTCCTGCCGTCTGAGCGTAAGCGAAAGCGGGTGACTGGTTCGCGGCCCAAAGTGTGGGAGAGTCCAGAATTGTATCTAAGGAAGGTGAAGAAATGATCACACTCCCGATGAAGTTTCTGCGCGTGATGTTGGCGGCTGTGACTTATGTCCGCAAGGCGAAGGCGTTCAACGCCGGGATGTATCGTCATGCGAAGATTGGAAGAAAGGAATGGATGCTCGAGTATAACGACTTGAAAAATGTTGAAGTCCAGCTTGAATCCCTTGTCTTGGAGGCGCGACTTGAAAAAAGAAAAAACTTTTCTATTACTATTTATCCCATTGATATTGAGTAGCCTGGCTTGCGCGGCGAGCGCGGTGTCCGCGCCGACTGAGCCGACTGAAGCAACGCCGATTCTGGCGGTGGCGATCAACTCTGACGTAGTTGAGCCGTCGCGTGTGATATGGTGCGAGGTCTCGGCGCTGGAGTCTTTGAACGTGCGTGGTGGTCCCGCCGTGAGTTGGGCCGTGCTGTATCAATTGTCAAACGGGGATCGTGTCCGCGTGACAGATTGGTTCCATGGATGGGCGATGGTCAAGCCTGCCGAGTGGGTGAATGGAGATTATCTAAGATGTCAGTGAATGATGGAGATGAGTTTGTAGTCGTGAAGGACGGAAAACAATATGCGCTGGTGAGTGCGGATTTATTTTCTTTCCGTCCCTTGCGTGGGCAGCAAACCTTGCAGGTATTGCTTGATATGACTGGCGAGAGTACGATTGAATTGGCTATTGAGCATGTTCGCGCTGAACGTATCCGCATGGTTGAGCTTTATGATCGGAATAAAATTCTGCGGTTGTTTTTGAAAAAACTATGGCCTATCATTGCTCAGACGGAGAAGGTATTTCTTAAGATTGTCGAAACGAGTGCAATGTTCCTGCCGCCTTCGCTTCTTGGAGATTTGTATAAGCTGGTTGATCTGGTTGACGAAGCGGAGATAGCGCATGCGAAACTTAATTAAGGTTAGAATTTTGATGTACATTCCGCATAAACACTAGTTCGGTGGCAAAGGAGAAACGATGAAACCCTGGAATAAAGTTAAATGGCAAAAAGCGAATGCCGATCTTGCAAATCGTCCGTTTGCTGATTTGTTTTGGAATCGTGATGAGGAGTGTGTGCGATGTGGTCGCCAGCATACTATCGCTAATGCAGTTCACACTCGCCTGCATGGTTATATGTGCGTGTGTGGTTCGCAAGAATGGAAAGCCGCCGAACAAAGCGTGCAGCCGACTGATGGTGGGCTGGCGCAATCGGACGGCGAATCCAATCCCCCCACCATCAGCGGCTAACGCAAGCCGTTAGCCCGCATCTTGCAAAAGGAGAGCCGTGAAAGCACTTACCCTTACCCAGCCCTGGGCTACATTGGTGGCAATCGGGGCGAAGAAAATAGAAACTCGCTCATGGAATACAACCTATCGCGGTCAGCTTGCTATCCATGCCGCCAAAGGTTTTCCACAAGAAGCGCAGCACCTTTGTTTCAAAGAGCCATTTAGATCATATCTGGGCACTTATGTGAAACTCAATGAAACATATTTGGGAAGTCATTCGTTTCCAATTGGGTGCATCATAGCCACGTGCAATCTTGTTGAAGTGAAGAAAATTATTGGTGTGGTAGTTGCATCTGAGCATGAGCTTGCATTTGGCAATTACGCAATTGGTCGCTATATGTGGATACTTGAAAACATTGTAGCCTTGCCTGAGCCAGTCCCAGCAAAAGGGGCGCTGTCCCTATGGGAATGCGGGCTAACACGGCGTGCAGTTGACGCTTCGCCACGTGAGGCAAAATCGGACAGTAATCAAGGCTCGCGCAACTAACGCCAGCCGTTAGACCCTATCTTGCAAAAGGAGATTGATATGTCAGACGAAATTCAACAATGGGGTATCGTGGAATTGATGGGACACAAGGTTGTTGCAGGTCTCATTCAAAAAAGCGAATTACTTGGAACGCCGATGTTGCGCGTTGATGTTCCTGCAACTTCTACATTCTCAGAGTTCACGCAGTTTTATGGCGAAGCCGCTATTTATTGCGTGACATTCACAAGCCAAGAAGTAGCCACGCACACCGCTGAACAATGCCGAGTGAATCCAGTTAGCGTGTATGTTCCCGAACTGGTAACAAAAGAGCAGTTCGACGAACTCAGAACACGCGCCGATGAACTCCAACAACAGGTTTATCGCTTGAAGCGTTTGCCTGAACCCGCAGAAAACGAACCAAACTTTTAGCGGGTCTAACACCGCGTGCACTGGATTTGTGGGAGTCTGCGCGGTTTACAAGTTTTTTTCTGGCTTCGGGTTTATCCTGCTCTCAGGCAGTTACCCAGCCCGCCCACAAACCAGTAACGCAAACCGTTAGGCACTTGCTTATGAAACCAAAGTTGCTCGATTTATATTGTTGTGCTGGTGGGGCAGGTATGGGTTATTCCCGTGCGGGCTTTGAAGTTGTGGGCGTTGATAAAGACCCACAGCCGCATTACCCGTTTGAGTTCCACTATGCAGACGCACTCGAATATCTAGCAGAGCATTATCAGGAGTTTGATGTCATCCATGCAAGCCCGCCATGCCAAAGGTATTCAAGAATTACAAAGTTGAGCGGGTCGCAAAACAATCATCCCGATCTACTTCAGCCAACCATTGATGCCCTGATTGAGACTGGCAAACCTTACATCGTCGAGAATGTCGAAGACGCACCAATGACAAATTACATAATGCTCTGTGGCTCGATGTTTGGTTTACGAGTTTTTAGGCATCGGTTATTTATGTGCAACCCTGCGATCATGATGTCGCCTGCTTCATGCAACCATCACTCCCGATCAAGCAATGGCGGAAAGAATGGAGATCAAATACATCCCAATGGAGAATTTATTACAGTCACAGGTAACGTCACTCCAATAGCCAAAGCGAAAAAAGCAATGGGTATTGGTTGGATGACTAGGGCTGAACTCGTTGAAGCAATCCCGCCCGCATATACAGAATGGCTAGGTTCGCAGATGATAACGTGCCTAACACCGCGTGAACCCGACTCTTTGAAGGCTGGCGTTTTGAGCCTGCCTGATGTCGTGAAATCCGAAAGTAACTTGCCTGCATAGGGCGGGTAACGCAAGCCGTTGGACGGCTTCGCCCTCAAAAGAAAGGTGTCAAAAATGAAAGATGGAATAAAGCGAAGGAAAGTAAATGATCGTCTAACTGCAAATGATGGGATTTGCGCCTTTGAAGGATGTAACGAACAAAGGTACACAAGTTTGCATAGTTATTGTATTGAGCATCGTCGCTTAGTTGCTCGTATTGCCCAGCGAAAATACGAAGCTAAAAAACGTGCCGCCCAGCTTGCACCAGACGGCAGGCGGGCGCGGCTCTAAAAAATCAAAATTGGTTGTGCCTGCCGCAAGTAGTTCGTCAATTTTGCTCATGTTGATCCTTTATAGGTAAGCACATATGGCTTCTAACCTCATTGTTCCGCGGGAATTGAAGAAGTGGAGAGAAGCGGCACTTCCTACGTCTGTCATTATGATCGGATAGTACGTTATCTTGCTGGCTTCCAGTGTCAGCCATTCAGACTTAGCCACTGTGCCCACTGCAATGGCAACCAGACCAACATAAAAGTACGCTGGACAGATTGGAGAGGATGATGCACTAGACGATCGCGATAAGCAGGTGTATGTAGAGCAGTAGCCCGTCGTTGCAAAATCCTGTCCAATGGTTGCTTGATAATTTATACGCCATGCCCCAATCGGAACAACAATTGATAGTGATCCAGGGGAATACCAAGTATTGGCACTAGGGGATGATTGGGTTCTGAGGGTTGTGTCTGTTGTTACTACCGTCCATTTCGCGGGATCTAAGGGGAAACCGTCTGGACTTTTTAACTTGCTTATGTATGGGGCTGAAATGGTCGCGGCAAGCGTGTAGTCTGTTCCGCAATAGATATAGACAGGCGTTACACCAGACGCATAGGCTCCTACCTTGACAATAAAACCATATCGAGAAGTTCCCCCAACTGTGCATTTGATTTTGTTTCCTAGTTTGTAGTTGACGTCTGCCGTGACATCGGCATTTACCTCGAATGCATAGACTGGCGCGTCTGAGCTTGCATATGTCCATGTGTGCGCAATCGCAACCCAGCCTGTGCCCGGTATTTCTCCAGCCGCGCCCGTTGCACCTGTTGCGCCTGTTGCGCCTGTACTTCCTGTTGCTCCTGTATCTCCCTTGCTTGCCACAAGCTGCCAGTAGGTGGAGTTTGGCGGCGTGTGGTTGGTGTGTGCGAGGATGCAGAGATAGGATGATCCATTGAGGGTAACAAGATCGTCGAGTACATAGGCTGTCGCTCCGCTCCATGCTCCGAGAGGGGTGATAGTGTCTCCAAGTTGCATATCATCCACTGCCTGGG